TCGTGGCTGGCGCTGGTGCCGGTCCTGGCCGGCGTGGTGTCCGGGGCGCAGCTCGCTGCAGCAGGGGCGGCGTTCGGCTACCTCGTCGGCCTGGCAGGCGAGTATCGGGTGCGGCCGCGGCCGGCCGGCACGGTAGTGCCGCAGTCGTTAGCGGGGATCGCCTCGGATGGGCGGCCGCTGGACACCCTGCTCTACCAGCCGGCGATACGCACCCTGGCGGCGGTCGGCGCCGGCGCGCCGGTCGAGCAGGCCCTCGCGGTGGGTGCGGTCGAGCTGGACATGATCGTACGGACGCAGGTCGCCGACGCCGGCCGGGCAGCGGACGGCGTGGAGATGACCGCGCACCGGGAGATGACCGGCTATGTGCGGATGCTCGTCCCCCCGTCGTGCTCTCGCTGCGCGGTGCTGGCCGGCCGCAGGTACGCCTGGAACGCCGGCTTTCAGCGGCATCCGCGCTGCGATTGCCGGCACATCCCAGCCCCGGAGGACGCGCTGGACGACGCGACCACCGACCCGAAGGCGTACTTCGACAGCCTGTCGGAGGGCGAGCAGGACCGGGTCTTCACCGCCGCCGGTGCGCGGGCGATCCGCGACGGCGCCGACATCGCCCAGGTGGTCAACGCCCGCCGCGGCGCGGCCGGGCTCACCCCGGCCGGTGGGCGCCTCACCGATGAGGAGGCGGCCGCGCTGCGCGGCAGCCGGCGGCGCGGCCGGCTGGAACGCACGGATGTGTTCGGCCGGCAGCTGCTCGTCACCACCGAGGGCGTCACCGTCCGCGGGCAGGCCGGCCGCGGGCTCGGCGCGCGGGAGGACGGCGTGCGCCGACCCGGCTCGCGGGTCCGCTCGGCCCGCACGCCGCGGCTGATGCCCGAGAGCATCTACGAGATCGCCGGCGACGACCGCGCCGAGGCGATCCGCCTGCTCAAGCGGTTCGGCTACCTGCGTTAGAGCGCGGCCAGCGCCGGGACGAGCGCGGTGAGCACCCACAGCAGCAGACCGGCCGCCACCAGGTTGACCCGCGACGCGACACCGAACGCGGCCAGGCCGAAGCACACCGCCGCCGCAGCCAGCAGAAGCACCATCAGAACGTCCACACCGGGCATGTACCCGCCCGGTGCCGAAGTGAATCTTCCCCGCGCGCAAGGCCCGGGGCCGACCCCGCAACGGAGTCACCGCATGTCCGACCAGGACGACCGCACCACAGACGACACGACGGACGACGTCGACACCGATCGGGTCGACGACGACCAGCACGACGACAAGCCGGACGGCGCCGACCAGCTCGGCGACGCCGGCAAGAAGGCCCTCGACGCCATGAAGGGCAAGTGGCAGTCCGAGCGGGAGCGGCGCAAGGCCGCCGAGCAGGCATTGGCCGAACTCAAGGGCAACGGGACCGACGGGAAGAACGGCGACCAGCCGGACCCGGAGAAGATCCGCGACCAGGCCAAGGCCGAGGCCCGCGCCGAGGTGCTGCGGGACCGGGCCCTGGACAAGGTCGAAGCGCGGGCGGCGAAGCTGTTCGCCGACCCGGAGGACGCAGTGGCGCTCCTCACCCGCCGCGCCGACGAGTTCGTCGACGACGGCAAGGTCGACGTCGACGCCATCGACGAGGCGCTCGCCGACCTGATCAGCAAGAAGCCGCACCTCGCCGCAACGGCGGGCAAGCGGTTCGCCGGCTCAGCCGACGGCGGTGCCCGCAAGGGGTCCAAGCCTGACCAGCTCACCCGGCAAGACCTCAAGCGGATGTCCCCGCAGCAGATCACGCAGGCCCAGAAGGACGGCCGGCTGAACGAGCTGATGGGCATCGACACCTGACCCAGGAAGGCACACCATGGCCATCGACCGGTTCATCCCGGAGATCTGGGCCGCGCAGCTGCTCGTGGCGCTGGAGAAGAGCCTCGTGTTCGCCCAGGCCGGCATCGTCAACCGCGACTACGAGGGTGAGATCTCGGAGTTCGGCGACACCGTGCGGATCACCAGCATCTCCGACCCGACCATCGGCACCTACACGCCGAACAGCACCACCATCACACCCGAAGAGCTGAACGACGCGCAGCGCACCCTGGTCATCGACCAGTCGAAGTACTTCGCCTTCAAGGTCGACGACGTGGACATGCGGCAGGCACGCGGGAACGTGATGCCCGAGGCGATGCGCCGCGCCGCGTACAAGCTGCGCGACGTGGTCGACACCTACATCGCCGGGTTCTACACCTCCGTACCCGCGGCCAACGACCTCGGCACCGTCGCGGTCGCCGCCGCCACCCCGGCGGACTTCTACGACGACGTCCTCGTGCCGCTGAAGGTCAAACTCGACGAGGCCAACGTGCCGACCGAGGGCCGCTGGGCGGTCATCCCGCCGTGGCTGCACGGCCGGGCGCTGCGCGACGACCGGTTCGTGCGGGTCGACGCCTCCGGCACCTCGGAGGCCCTGCGCAACGGCATGGTCGGCCGCGCGGCCGGGTTCGACATCCTCATGTCGAACAACGTGGTCAACTCCACCGGCGACGACTACGAGGTCCTCGCCGGCACCGATGCGGCGATCAGCTACGCCGAGCAGATCAACAAGGTCGAGGCGTACCGGCCGGAATCCAGCTTCTCGGACGCCGTCAAGGGTCTGCACCTGTGGGGCTCGAAGGTCATCCGCCCCGAAGCCCTCGCCGGCGCCACCGTCTCGCAGACCTGATCGGAGAACTGACATGGCACGTACCGCCGTCGTTCCGCGGGCCCTGGTGGCCAACGGCAACCTCAACGGCGCCACCGGCGCCACCACGATCGACTCCACGCTGGTGACCAACGGCGTGGTGGTCGAGAACGCCAAGCCCGAACTGATGCTCATCCGCGTCACCAACACCGAGGGCTCGACCAACACGGTCACGGTCCGGGCCGGCGACAACCCGCCGGCGCTCGCGGCAGGGCTCGGCGACCTCGTGGTGACGGTGGCCGCCACCACCGGCGTGCAGTACATCGGCCCGTTCGAATCGGGCCGGTTCCTGCAAGGCGGCGCCGACGCCGGCGATCTGCACATCGACTTCGAGACCGGCATGACCGGAGCGATCGACATCCTGACGTTCCCGCGGAACACCTGATGGACGAGGTCTATCTGGTCGGGGAGGGAGGCGGGCGGGTACGCCCGCACAAGCTGCCCCTCCCCGAGGGTGTCGCGCAGCGGCTCGCCAAGGGGCAGATCCGCCGGGTCAATCCCGACGGCAGCCCGTGGGCGCCGGCTGCCGAGGCCGAGCACGCCCCCGAGCAGGGGGTGTCCGCGCCGAAACGGCCGGCGGTCAACGAGCCGAAGGCCGCGTGGGTGGCGTGGGCGGTGCACAACGGCGCCGACCCGGAGCAGGCCGAGGCGGCCACCAAGCAGGACCTGATCGAGGCGTACGGCTGACGTGTGGGAGGTGAGCGCCGGTGGCTGATCAACTCGTCACGCCTGAGGAACTCGCCTCCTACCTTCAGCAGGACCTCGACGCGTCGACCGCGAACCTGCTGATCGACCTGGCCACCGGCATCGTCCAGTCCACAGTCGGGCAGCGTCTGGTCGAGGCCACCACCACCGCCCTGCTCGACGTCACCGAACCGGATTCGTGGCTGGAGCTGCCGCAGCGGCCGGTCCAGTCCGTCGCCGCGGTCGCGCTCAACGGCGATCCGGTCACCGACTGGGTGCTGCGTAACCAGCGGCTGTGGCGGGCGGCTGGCTGGCTGGCGAACTCGTGGGAGCCGTCGCAGGTCGAGGTGACCTGGACGCACGGCTACCCGGCCGGAGACCGGTACCTGGAGATGGCCCGCCTCGTCACGCTGTCGCTGGCCGGCTCCGCGTATCCCAACCCTGGTGCGGTGAAGTCCGAGTCGATCGACGACTACCGGGTGTCGTTCGACGACGCGGTCGCACGGATGCAGCTGACGGAGCCGGCCCGGCTCGCCCTGATCAACGCGTACGGCATCAGCGCGTACGTCACCGTCTCACGCTGAGGAGCCCGCTGTGGCCGCACCGATCATCAACGACGTCACCGTCGTGTACCCGCAGGACCGCGGGTACAAGCTGCCCGGCGAGGCGGCGGAGCTGCTCGTCGACGCGGTCGACGCCGACGCGCACTCCATTGAGGTGACCGTGGTCGTGCGGGACTCCGCCGGCAACGAGGCGACACGGGCGGCGATGGTGGTGCAGGGCGACCCGCTCACCTACTCGGCGAGTGTGGACGGCGGGCACACGGTGACGCAGGACCCGGCGCAGCCGACCCGCTTCGTCGTCGTCTGAGCGAGGGGCTCGATGGCCGTGTTCACGGTCCGGGTCACCGTCCGGGACCGGGCCGGCGCCACCGCGAGCCGGGACGTGCAGGTCGAGGAGCGGGCGCCGCAGCCGGGCATGCTGCTCGGGATGACGTCGTCGCCGGGGGCGCCGCACAACGCGATGATGGCCCGCTGGCCGAACATCGCGTACACGGCGGACTTCGGCAACGACGGGCCGGACGCGGACAACCTGCCGGAGCTGCCGAATCCCTCCGCGGGGAAGCTGGCCAACCCGGGTCCCGTGCCCGCGACGCTCGGCATCTCGTGGAAGGACGACGTCGCACAGCTCGACGCGTGGCTCGACGCCTACGGCCAGGCGGGCGGGCGGCCGTTCTACCTGCACTGGCGCCACGAGCCGCACGGCGACATCTCCCCGGCCGACTACCGGCCGAACGCGGCCGCGGCGGTCGACATCATCACCCGCGAGGCGTACCGGGACCTGGTCCTCGGGTTCGGGCCGGTGGTCACCCGCTGGTGGATGATCAACGACGGCGGGGACCTGGCCGACTGGTGGGTCGACGGGATGACCCACTACGCGGCCGACGTCTACAACGACGCGATGGACCGCTACCGGCCGCCGACCGAGTGGGGTCCGAAGATCCGCGACTTCGCCGTCGCCCGGGGCGCCACGTGGGGCGTGCGGGAGTGGGGCAAGAAGCGCATCAACGGCGACACGGCCGGCGCCGGCCGGTGCGCTGCGATCCGCGCCGACGTCCAGTGGTGCGCGGCCAACGGCTGCCGGTACATGGGCTGGTGGAACTTCGGCGACACCCAGCCCTCGTCGAAGATCTTCGGCACCGGTACGGCGGACGCCACGTACGACGCCGAACGGAACCTGTTCGACGAGCTGCTCGCGGCATACGACCCGCGAGGACACAACCGGGGAGGCTGACGTGGCTACAGGGTTCGCTGCGGCGACCGCGAACGCGATCCTGAACGCGCTGTGCCGGTCGACCGCCTGGTCCGAGCCGGACGCCGTCTACATCCAACTGCACACCGGCGACCCCGGCTCTGCCGGCACCAGCAACGCGGCCACCGAGACCGCCCGGGTGCAGGCCACGTTCGGCACGAACGCCTCCGGCGGGGCGATCTCCAACACGGCCGCGTTGGAATGGACCAACGTGGCCGGCACCGAGGACTACACCCACTACTCGGCGTGGGACGCCTCCAGCTCGGGGAACTTCCTGTTCTCCGGGCCGATCACCGCGAACGCTGTGACCACCGGGGACACGTTCACGATCGAGACCGGGGACCTGGACGTGTCGCTGAGCACCGCGGCGTAGACCGGTGGCCGTGTCGTTCGTCGGCGCGACCTCCGGGAACACCGGCGCCGCGACGTCCACCAGCCAGGCCACCAGCTTCCCGGACGGCTGGCAGGCCGGCGACGTGGCCATCCTGTCCACGCACTACGGCGGCAGCAGCATCGACGTCAACGGCGGCATGACCGGCTGGACGAACGTCGGGGCGGTCGTCACCCAGGGCAGCAACTCGCGGGCCCGGGTGTGGCGGCGCGTGCTGCAGGGCGGCGACAGCGCGCCGACGATCGGCTACGACGGCAGCATCACCGGCGGCTGGACCATGACGGTCTACCGCGGCGGCAACGCGACGAGCCCGATCGGCCAGTCCGGCAGCACCTCGGCGTCCGCGACGTCGGTCAACAGCCCGTCGCTGACCGGGGTGCTCGCCGGGTCGGCGCTGGCCGTGCACGTCCACGGCCGGGTCCCGTCCGGCACGACCCCGCCGAGCGGGATCACCCCGACCGGGTCGTACACCGAGCCGGCCAACGGCGACCACGGCACCAGCCGCAACGTCGGCAGCGCGCAGAACCTGCGGATGCAGGCGGCGTACCGGCTGATCTCGTCGGCCGGGAACTACGGCGGCGACGCGTGGTCGATGGACGACGGGGTCACCTGCTCCATCGTCGCCTTCCACCTCGAGGTCGTGGCGGCCGCGGCCAACGTGACCGGTACCGCCACTGGGGCGTTCGTCCTCACCGCCGCCGCGGCCGGCACCCGGGCCGTTACCGGCGCCGCGTCGACGGCGGTGGCGTTGACGGCGACCGCCACCGGGTCGCGGACCGTCGCCGGCACGGCGTCGTCCTTGCTGGCCCTGGCCGCCGCCGCGACCGGCACGTGCGGGGTGTCCGGCACGGCGGCCGCGGTGCTGGCGTTGACGGCCGACGCCGCCGGCTCCCGCACGGTCCTAGGCGCCGCCGCGGCGCCCTTCACTGTGACCGCGACCGTGGTCGGCACCGTGGAATCCGGGTCCGACGCGGTCACCGGCGTGGCAACGGCCGCGTTCACGCTCACCACCACCGCCACCGGCACCCGCACCGTGTTCGGGTCGTCAGCCGCCGCGCTGGCGTTCACCGCGCTGGCGATGGGCGCCCGCACCGTCCTCGGCGCCGCCGCGTTCGCGGCGGCCCTCACCGCGAACGCCGTCGGGAACCGGCCGGACGCCGGCACGGTGACGCGGCCGGACACCGGCACCGTGGCCCGGCCCGCCGCAGGCACCGTGACCCGCCCGGACACCGGCCGGGTCCTGCGCCCCTGAGGAGGTGGTCGTCGTGTCCCTGGCCGGCGTGCTGGCCCGCGGCCGCGCGGCCGCCGAGGCGATGATGGTCGACACGTGCACGATCCGCCGGCGCACCAGCGTGAGCACCGACGAAGACGGCGACGTCACGGTCACCTACCTGTCCCCGGACCCGTACTCCG